ACGGTGGCCACCCTCTCAGGGGAAAACTTCCTACACCACCCCATGGGACACGACCCTGTGACGGCCTTGCCCGTTGCGGACGTGATGGTCGAAGTTGCAAATTTCTGTTTGGCGAATAGTCCGCCGACCAGGCCACCAAGCAACCCGCCCACGACTGAGCCGATCGGCCCGGCGAAGCTACCCAACCCCTTCGAGATGGTCGAAAGGCCGGTGGTCAGGAATTTCTCGCCGACCTTCTGACCGATCGCGCCGCCGATCGAGCTGCCGATCGTGCCAGCTGAGCCACGATCGCCCAGGATGATGCGCGAGGCCGTCGCTCCGCCTGCAGCACCGGCCAACACCGACGGCAGCGATTTTTCGAGCCTGCCGAGCGAGCCCTTGATCACATCGCCGATGATCGGCGGCGTCCGTATGCCGATCGCGCGCAATGCGCCATCGACCAGGCTGAAGATCTGCTCGACTGCGCCCTGGCCCGCGAGCCCGCGCCGGATCGGAGCGGTGACGATGATATCCGGGCCGCCATTATCATTAGCTGATGGTCCGGTGCCGCCGGACGTGGTCACCCCAGCATTGTCATTCGCCGCGACCGGCGTTGGCTTCCCGTCAATTCGTGCGGCCGCATTTCGGATTGTCGTGGCTGCGTTGTCTAGCGAGGTGCCGAAACTCTCGACGGCTGAAGAACCTTTGCCCAAGGAATTGGCGATGCTGGCGGCGGCCGTTTCGACCCTGTCGCTGCCCCGTGCCTGCGATTCGAGTGAACGCAGCGTGTTGCCGAAGATCTGTTCGACGATCCGTTGCGAGGCGATGTTGATCGCGTTGTTGCCGATCGATGCCAGGATGTTACCCAGCGAAAACCGGCCGCGCAGGGCATTGGCCACGGTTTGCTCCAGCGCGCCCCGGAAGGACTGCACCGCCGCAATATTACCTTGGATCAGGGCGCGTTGGTCGCGCAACACGAGCGCCCTCTCGCGTTCCGCCTTCACGGTTTCTAGCACCGCGTTGATCTGCTGCTCGCTGAGCGGTTGTTGTTCTTTTTGGAGCTTGAGCACTTCCTGCAGCGCGGCCGCCTCGTCATCGCGGCCCTGGATCTGCAATCGCTCGATCTCGGCCGACTGGCGCTGTTGCTTGAGATAATCGTTGAACGGCTTGTTGAGGCTATTCTTAATCGTCGGCTCAAGCGCCTCGATCCGCGCCTTCAGCGCCTCTGCACCGGGCAACAAAGGCTGCTTATTGATATCGGCCTTGATCTTGCCGAGCTCGCGCAACTGATCATTGGCTTTTTTAATCGCCGTGGGCAGCTCGGCATATTGGTCCTCAATGCCCGCGATCCGGTCACTGATACCCAGCGCCTCCGCATCGAGCGCTGCCTGAGAAGGGCCTTTGCGCTTGCGCTTCTTTTTCGGCTTCTCATAGGGCTTCAGCAGCGCCGATACCCCTTTGCCATCCGCTGCATCGATTGCGAGCTGGTTGGCGATCTGGTCCTGTACGGCCTTGCCCAGGTCCAGGACCGACTTCTTGGTCTCGATCAGGTCGCGCCCCGCCAGTTTGCCTGAAGCACCGAGTTTGTCGAGCTGCGCGATCGCGCCAGAGGTGAGTGTGCCGACCTTCGCTGCGACGCCATCCAACTCGCCCGGCTTCAGACTTGTTAATCTGGACAGATCGACGCGGTTGATCGCTGCGGCATAATCGTCAACGACGGATTTGAGCGGCGCTAGATCACTCTGCAGATCCCTATTGGACTCCGCAGCGCCGCTCCGCCCACCGTGCGTCAGAAACCCGAATACCGTTGCCTTGAGACGCTCCCCAGCGGAGCTTTCACCGACGCCGACCAACGCGTCCTTTGCCTCGCGCTGCTGCTTTTGCGCGGCGACGATGTTCGCTTGCGCGGCGAGCTTGATATACTCGACCATCACGACATTCAGCGTTTTCATCTTGCCGGTGGTCAGGTCGATGACTTTGCCGACCAGCGATTGCGCCGTGCCGAACGAATCCGCCGCGCTCGCCGCCGTCACCAGCTTGCTCGCCATCTCATCGGCTTTTTCGCCGCCTTCGATCAGCTTTTCAATGAAGGGCGCTGCGAACGCTGCCGCGATCGTTAACGCAATGCCCCATGGGCCGGTCAAAAATGCGCCGACCGAGCCCGCCTTGCCACCCATTTCCGACATGGCATAGCGGAGCTGACCGATTTGCTGTGAAAAGGCCCGCGCGGGATCCTGCCCGGTCGCTACCTGCAGCCCGAAATCGCCGACCTGTTGGCCCGCGTTGCGGATCGCATATTGCTGTCTGTTCGCTGCTTTGGCGGAGCCATCGGTCGCGTCGGCCAGTTCCTTCTGTGCCTTTGTCACCCGGATTTGCGCCGATGCTGCGCTGGACTGGGCCTGCGCAATCGCAACACCGAGGTTTTGCTGAGCAACAGCGTCATTATCGGCAGCATCGGCCGCCTTCTGCTGGGCGAGCGCCAGGCGGCCGAGTGCCGCCTCAAGCTGCTCTTCCGCCGCAAACAGTTTCAGCTTCGCAGACTGCAAGGCCTGCGTCGCTTCGCCAGCGGCTGCCGTTCCTGCCCCGTAGCGGTTGAGTGACGCCGAAATACCGTCCGTCGCGGTGCTCAATTGCCCGGCTGCGCCGCTCGTACCCACCAACGTTCGGCCGAGATCGCCTACCGCAGCCTCGCCACGCTGCATGGAATCGACCACTGCGCGCCCGCCCGCCTGGACGGACTTCGACATCTCTGCGCTCGCCGCGCTGGTACGATCCAGCCCGCGTTCGAGATCGTCCAACGCTGCGACCGCCGAAGCGCTATCGCCCGCGATGACCAGGGATGTCTTAAGCGCCATCAGTCGCTATCCTCGACGCCGTTGAGCGCGTTACGTGCCGCTGCCTCCATGATCCGTAGCCCTTCCCAGAGTGATGGCGGGCTGGCGAAACCGCCGCCTGCCAGGCCAGCAGCGACGGCGGCATAATCGAGCCCCGACCAATAGATCTGGCCTGCTGCCATTCCCCCGCCGATCGCCACCGTTCGCCACTGGGTGGAAACGAACAGAAAGGCGTGCAGCACCTCTGCATTGGCATCCCAGACTTCGAAATCGTTCGTCTGGGTTGCCTCGATCTGCGCGATCACATCCTCCGGCGCGCCCATTTCGCGGGCTTCGCGCACCGCATTGGAATAGTCGCCTTTGCCGCCGCGCGCCCAATGCCGCGCGGCGGCCTTCAGTTTCCCTGCTTGGCCTTGGTGACGCCGCGCACATAGGCATTGATCAACGCGATGCGGACATAGGGCAGCCGGATCAGTTGGTCGCGCAACGCATCGGAATACGACACAGCCTGATCGTCCTCGCCGACCAGGTCGTGCATCGTGACCAGAACACGGCGCAAATCCTCGATCTGTCCCTCTACGCTGCTGTCCGGACTCAACTGATCGGCGTCGAGCACACGGAATGTCGCCTTGAAGGTTTGCTCGACATGCCCGCCATCAGTCGGCACGCACACGGTGACGGGGTGGGTGAATTTCGGTTCGGTCGTGACCTTGAACATGGCGCTTTTCCTCAAGTGAGCGTGATTTTCCACTGATCGTTGCCGACCGTGGGTTGCGGCGAGAACACCAGGGGCCATTCGAGGACGCCCTGATTTTCCTGATAGGATTGCAGGCGCTGCTGAACCGCGGCGGGGATGCTGAAGCCGACCTTGCGCCCAGCCACCGTGCCATGTTGCAGCACGATCGCTTGCGGCGTCGCCGACTGGGCCAACGTCTGCGGATGATAGGTCGACACCGGCACCGCCTCGACCGTGGCTTCCACGCGTTCGTTCTTGCCAGTGATGAGGATCGTTTCCTGCCCGATCAGGATACGCGGCACCACTTCATTGGCCAGGTCGAGCTTGAATTCACGCAGGGTGAACGGCGTGCCGCCGATCGTGTAGGTAGGCGTGTTCTGGGAACTGCCGACCTGTGGTGCCTGGAAACCGGAATAATCGACGGCGGGCTTGGCTGCCTCCGCCGCCGGTGAAAACAACCCGGTCATCGTGAAGGCAATCTGGGGGATGCCGTTCGCGCCCAGCGTGAATACCGCCGTACCCCGCGTGCCCTTCATCTTTTGCAACGTGCCGTCGACGTCGAAATAGATGCAGACCGACTCGGGGTTTTCCGTGATCGGTGTATATTCGACCTTGGTGGCTGCGGTGAGCACTTCTGCCGCCGCGCAAGCGCGCAGCAATGGGCCCCAGCCTGGCGCTGTCCCCAACGTGCCGGACCCGACCATTTCGACCGAGAAGGTCAGCACGGCGCGCAGCTCGGCCGGGAGCGTGGGGTCGCCTGCAAAATAGGGGCGCTCCAAGTTGCGCGCGACGTCGGTGCCCTCCATTGGCGAGAAGCTGACGTTGGTCGCCAGGATCGCGTTGGCGGCCCCGGTCGGCACTGGATCGGTGCCATAGACGGTCTCGATTTTCGCCAACAGCGTCTTCGATTTCCAGAACTTCGACATTATGCCTCCTCGACCTTTGCAGTCAGTTCGGTGCGCTCGATCAGGTGCAGCGTGCCGTCGTCACGCCGCATGAAGCTGCCGCCATGTGGCGGCGCTTCGGGAGCTGCAGCCGCTTGTGGTGTGGGAGCGAGCGTCGCGGGAGCATCGGCCGCCGGAGCGGGCGATGCTGGCGCGGCTTCATCCGCTTCGCCGACAGATGCCTTTCGGATGCTCATGGAATGTTCCTCAGTTGATCGGAGAGCTTGAAATCGATCTGGAAAATCAGTGCGCCACCCTGCGACCCGACCAACTCGCCACGGACCAGTTCAAAGATGCCCGGCGCATCCTCGGGGCCCCAGCCGACGACGCCCATCACGACCGCGCGGACCAGCGGCGTGATCTCGTCGAGCGCCTTCCCGCCCGTTGGATCCGCAGCGACGCGCACGACCAGAACAACAGCGATCGTCTCCTCGATGTCCTGGATGAAAGTGGTTGAGGCCGAGCGCACCAGGCCGCCGGTCAACCCGCCGGGCAGAACGAACGCACCCGTGCGCCATTGAGGAAGCTGATTACGCTCGACCAACTGGGCAAACTCCCCGGCGGCGCCGAGATTACCGGCCAGCTCTGGCACTTTCGCGGCGAGACGCGCGCGCATCTCTTCGACGCGCAGCATCAAATGAAGCCCGTCATATTTTCAGGCGTCAGGTCGCGGTCGCGGTCGATCGCAACCACGCCCGATGCGTTCGAGCTGGTCGGCTCTATGCCCGCAACCGCCAGACGGATCGTGCCGTTGGCGATCCGGACTAGATCGGCAATCGCGCCGTCATATTCCTTCTCGATCTTCGCCTCGGGCGAGAAAGCGTGGAGCTTGTAGATCGCGATCGACTGCGCGATCGACGCGAGCTGCGGCGGCATGGCAGACAGTGGCAGGACGTAACGCCCTGCGAGATAGCCATCGATCACGGCGTCGGTATCCGCCAGCACCTGGTCGACAATGCCAGTGTCGATCGACCCCGCAGGCGGATCGGCGCGATCCGCTACCTGCAAGAGCAAACGCTCCCCGTAACGAGCGACCAGCTGCTGGAGCGTGGTGTAGGACATCGTTCGCGCCGGTCAGATATCGAGCTGGATGACGAGGTGGTCGCTGTCGGCGAGGATCGCCGTCAGTTGCTCCTCGCTCAGATCATCGACTTCGACCGGCACCGCGTCGCGCCCGAACGCGAGCCCGGCACGACGACGGCCACGCGGCGATACCGACCGGACGAACAGCGTGCGCCCGCCCATGTCGAAGCCACCAAGCTCAGCGGCGAGGCGGGCAGCGTCAGCTTGTGCAGCAGAGGCCGATCCTGCGGCGACGAGATCGGCCTCAGCCTGCGCGGCTGCGGCCTGCTCGGCGGTCGGCTTGGAGCCGACCGCGTTTCTGGGCGCGCGCGCCATCAGGCGAGCCAGGGGCAGACGAGCACTTCAGCCGTGCCCGCCCAGGGGTTGGTCTCGCCGCCGTTTACCAATTGCGACGCCACCACCTGGCGCGCGGACTTCTGGAGGCTAGGCGGCACGACCAGCAGCGGATTGACGCCGAGGCCGAGCGGTCGGCCATAGTCGCCGCGCATACCCTGCATGGAAGTGATGGCCAGCTCGAAGGTGGCGGGCGAAAGTGCCTGCTTCGAACCCCACGCCATCTGCCAGAAGCCGTAGCCGAAGTTCATCCGGGCATCGGAACCATAGACATATTCATTGCGGTCAAAGACGTTGTCGTCGGTCACCTTATCCTTGGCGACGATATCGCCAAAGTCACGGCGGACCTGCTTGATGATCGGCTTGATGACGCGGCTGACGTCGAGCAGGAACCACGGCGTGCCTGCGCCGCCATCGGTATTGGCGACCGACTGCGGCACGCCATTCGCATCGAGCACAGGGTGGTCGGTGTCGAAGAAGAACTGCCCGTCATAGCAATTGGTCGTAAAACCTGCCTTCAGCACGTCCCAGATCAGCTGCTCAGGATCGTCGACGGTCGCTTCGCCGATCGCCTCGAACAGCGTCGAGTAGATGCCGAGATTGTCGGTTTCAATGTCGTCACGATCGACGCCAACGGTGAGTTCGAACTTCTTCTCCTTGATCGAATAATCGGTCTCGGAGATGTTCTGGACGACGCGGTCGCCGATCCACTCGCGCACCCTTGGCAGCTTGCCAAGCCAGCCGTAGCGCTGCTCCTTTATGGTCGATGGAACCGTGGTTGCAATGCGGGCCGACTGCAGCGTCCCCCGCGAGGACAGGCCGCGCTTATAGGCCGCGTTGAAACCGACGCGCAGCTTGTTGAGGTTTTCACTCGAAACAATCATTTCGCCGTCCCCTTACTGGAATCGGACCCAGACGCCTTGCGCGTCCACGTCGTAGCAGGTGCCGGCTGCGGGCCTGGCTCCGGAATTATCGGTCTTCGCGACGGTCTGATCGTCGACGACATAGACCGTCTTGTTGATCTCCGTCCGCGTGATCAGGTCGCCGCCCGCCGAATTGGCGTAGTAAAACACGCCACGTTCGACCTCGGCGGATTGCGCGCCGTTGGCACCGCCAGTGTTATCGACCGTCGCCTTGGCCCGGCCGATCGTGACATTGGCGGCAGTCGCGACGGCCGCTACGCCGAAGCCCGAGGCCGCGATTTGGACCATGCCGCCCTGATAGACCTTGGCATTGGCAAGCAGCGGCACCGATCGGGTGCGGGGGCTCTGCTTTTCCGGGGTGCTCCGGGGTGCGGTGAGCGCGGCCATTTTACAGGGTCTCCTTGCGCAGGCCCGCACTCTTCAGCTCGGCCTGATAATCTGCCTCGGACACACCGAACAGCGCCATCACCTGGCGATCCTCGGGGCGCAGTCCACGGTCGCCAGCGTCGTCGATCAACACGTCGCCTGCCGGGGTCGGGCCACTGACACGCGGCATCCCACCGATCAGCTTCTCGGCGCGCTCCGGGTCCTGCATGTGCAGCGCGATATAGTCGTCGCGCAGTGGCTTCACGCCAACCCGGCCCTCGCGGATCGCGCCGTCGACGAAGGCCGTCGCATCGCGCCGAGACTGGCCATCGGTCAGGCTCGTGATCAGCGCGGCCTGCTCCGACAGTTGCGATTGCAGCGCGATCACCGAGGGGTGCTCAAGCAGGTCCTGGCCGCCGAGCGCGGCCTGGCTAGCCACGCCCTTCATCTTCGCCGTCAGCGCGGCTGAGATCGCCGCGTCATCGGCGCTGCTGTCGAGCCCAAGCAGCTCGATCAGCTTCGCTTTCCAATCCATGGGGTACTCCTCGGAATGCAGGGACACCAAGCCCTGCAGGTTGGGGGTGTTGGTGAGGCTGGCGCGCAGCAACTGGACGATGCGATTGCCCTTGGTGTGCGCGATCACGGGGCTGACGCCCTGATAGGCTTTGTCTTCCATCAGATGGCGGCCGGTCGGGGTCCACTCGACCTTGCCCCAGAGCCCGTCCTCGCGCGCCTCCAGCGCAACGATCCATCCACGCGCGGGGGCAGGCAGGCCCAGCACAGCGCCCTTGTCGGTCGCATGGTTTTCGTCGAGAGGGAGCTTCTGCCCGTCCTGAAGCGAGGCCGCGATAAGCGCCGCCATTGAGGCGACGGTGTAGGGGCCGCGCCCATCGACCGTGCGCGCCGCGCCTGCTGGCAGCAGATTGATCCATTCCGGCACGCCACCGTCTGCGGCGAAAGCCACTGCGGAGCACAGCGCAAGAGAGGTGGGAGAGCATTTCATCGCCAGACGGTTTGCCCGTCCGGCGACCCTAAAAATATGGCCGCTTGCGCGGCCGTGAAACCAGCGAGCCTCGCCGATCTGCTTTGGTGATGCCGCGACGTGGCGGGCAGGTCAAGCCGAGCCGCTCAGCCGCTCTCGCCAAGCCCCTGACCAACATATTCGTCGGCGATATCGATGATCTGCGTTTCATCATGCGCCGAAATTCCCAGCCATGTCCGCGCGGGAATGCGTCCCCAGGGGATTGGCCGCCCATGCCGATCCGCGCCGAATGCACCCTTGTCGGCCCCGTCCTGCATGACGCGCGAATAGATCAACGCGGATCCGATCACTGCGCCCTGGCGGCTGGGCTGGCCGACGATCTCGCGCGATAGCCGCTTACCGGGGCCGATCAATTGCTTGCTGAGGTTGCCATAGCCGAGCCGCTTATAGCGTTCGAGTGTCGCGGGGCGTTTCGGTGCCCAGGTCGATCCATCGGGAGCCTGGCTTTTGGCAAAGCGTTGGCGGGTTGCCTCGATCATATATTCGACCACGTCGCGGAACAGCGGCGTCATGTCCTCCAGTTGCGCCGCCGCGCGCCGGATCGCCTCGGTCGCGGCACTGGCCTTGAAGTCGGTCGTGAACATGCTATTTTCCCTTTCGCCTGATTGCATCCATCCTGCCGGTAAATACCCGGTTACGCTCTGGGCGTAGAGGGGAGGCGATCAGGTCCTTTCCCCGGTCCGAACGAAGAAGCTGAGCAGCGACAGCGTTCGCCTGCGCTTCCAATATTCCCACCGCGCCACGTAGCGCTGGCCGTCGATCGTCGCCGCGATTTCGAAGACCGGCTGCTTATGGCCGTCTGAAACACCGATATAGCGCGGCACACCGGCGTCGATGATCGCAGGCAGCCTGGCGAAGTCATCCGGACCGATCGCGCGTTGGCCGCGCCGTTGCTCGGTCGCTACGTCGCCATGTTCGCTGCGGATATGACGCAGCTCCTGCGGCGATAGCGAGAAATCAAAGCCGTTGGCATGAAGCACGGTATCCTTCGTCATCTCAGCTGCCTGATCGCTCCTGACCAGCCCGAGCGTGCGACCTGGCGACGGATCAGGCTGGTCCTGCCAGACGCGCTGCGCATACCGACGCGCGTCATCGGCGGTTGATGGCAGGGAACGATAGGCCGATGACAGCGCATCCTGATCGGCCTGGGGCAGCGCGTCCATGAATGCCTTTGCCACGCGATAATCCCATGCGCCGACCTTGCCCGCCGCTGTGTTCACCGCGCCCGCCACGCTCGCGCCCGGCGCATAGCCCCAACCCTTGCCGATGCCCTGTTGCTCGCCGGTCTTGGGATCGAGCGCTTGCCAGTTGCCCGGCAGCGTCTTGTTCGGGTCGCCACCGAGCCGCGCCGCCGCGCGCATCGAGCTTGCCCCGAGCACGTAGCACGAGCAGCCCCAGTCCGATGGCGGATAGTGCGTGGTCCAGAAGATGTGGCCGGGGACCAGGATCAACCCATCCCAAGACAAATGCTGCAAGCGCGGTTCTTTGCTGTCCCCGTGGCGATAGACCCAGAACGGATAGTTGCCCTCGGTCAATTGAGCGTACCGCCCGGCCGAGTAACTGGTATAGGCGTTGGTACGCAGGATCGCTTTTACGCGCCACGCTTCGCCGCCGACGCTGCCTTCGCCAGTCCAGCCGGTCCAGCCATTGCGAGCGACGATGGCGCGAAAATCCTTGCGGAACTCTTCAATTCCGCGCCCTTCGGCAAGCGCCTTGTCGACCGCCGCCGCCAGATCGGTCAGCAGATCGGCCTCGGTCGCGCCCGCCACCACGAAGGCAGTATCATGCGCGTCGCGGGTCAGATCATCCCAGCGGCGCGTCGGCACGCGATTGCCGAGCTTCTTACGGAAAAAGGCGACCTGTTCGGGAAACGGGCGACCGAAAGCACCCGACGTAGCGGATGGATGGCTCATGGTGCATATCCGAAAGGGGCAAGGGGCGATTTAAGAAGGGCTAAGAAGCCCCATTCGCTCGCGCGGGGCACACTGATAGCCTCAAGCCCCGCCACGGGCCTTCTGGCGGCAAATTCAGGGGATGCCATTCGCTCACCTGCAGTTAGACGCGCAGGGTCCATCATCGGGAACGTTTCCGCCGCGCCGCAACGCCCGCGTCGGTGAGCTGAAAGAAGCTGTGATAGGGTGCCTTCAGCCAACAGGGATGTGTCAGGTCGACCTGCCGCACCAACGCGGGCTGACCAGGCAGGGGGGCAAGCAAGCTGGTGAGCGTCCGCCAGCGCACGCCGTCACGGCGATACAGATCCTCATACTGCCGCAGCACATGACGATCGAGCGCGTTCAGCGCCCGTCGCTTGGCTGGAGACAGTCTGGCGGCGGCCATTACCGGACCGTCTCGCTTTCGTCGGCCAGATCGGCGCGCCCCGCCGCCTGTGCCGCCGCCATGCCCTCGGCCAGCACGCTCGCCAGTTGTGCGCCGCCCAAGGTGCCGAAGGCGCTGCTCAACATCGCCTGGAACTCGCTCAGGTCGCCTGCCTTGGCCAGCATCGTCTCGATCGTCGCGACCATGTCGTCGACCGCCGCTACCGCCCCGCCTTGCATCCGCGCCGCGACCAGCTCGGCCGGATGCGGTGTCGCCGTCTGGGTCGCGTGCAGCGCAATCGCTGGCAGCGCGGGCGCGGCCGGTTCGGGCAGCCGGGGTGTTGCCGCCGGGCCAGGCGCAGGTGCCGCGGCTGGCGCGCGCAGGATCTCGG